AATGCGCTCCGTTTTAAACTTTTAAAAGGAAACAATCATGGCGAATCCCGGCCCCGCTTCAGTTAGCACCATTCACCCGCAAGGGCTTACTAGCAATCAAGCGATCCGCTTGCTTGCTTCCGCAACCGGCGTTTCGTTGAACGTCACGGGCGATGCTCCGCAAGTGATGAGCGTCATCAACTCGTCGACCTACAACATCACGAACGTGGTCATCACCAATGCCAATAAAGACGTTTCCGCTGGCTATCTCGCCATTTGGACGCAACCCGCTGGCGCTGGCAATGAAATCGTGACGAACGCTGCGCTGACGAGCAACACCGCGTCAACATATGTTACGAAGTCAACCGTTGTTACCGCAACCGGCGTGCTGAATCTGGCAGCGCAAAACTTTTACGTTAAAGTTGGCACCGCGGTATCTGGCGGCACCGTAGACATTTACATCTACGGCACTGACTTTTCTTCATTCTAAAAATGTAAACGACCGAAAAAGCCGTTCTCTAAAGGGGCGGCTTTTTCTGTTTTTATTGGGGTAAAAGATGACCAACACCAATGTGATGCGTCTGAGTGGGCAGTGTTTTGCGCTCGACCTGACTACGAGCGCAAGCAGTGCGTTGCTGATTACGGCAACGACGAACGATCAAACCAATTATGTAAGCCTGTTAAATACCGGCACAGGCAAAGCCGCTATTGAAATGTCGAACAACGCCACGGTGACCACGCCGACGATCGCTTCCACCGGCAATGGTGGCTCTTTTGTTTTGCCCGCGGCGATGACGTTTCCGATGATCATTGCAGCGCCGAAAGCACCGTTCTATATCAAAGGCATCAGCAGCGGGACGAACACGCTTTATATCACAGCAACGCAAGCTGACTAAAAGGTTGTCTCTATGAGTACCTCTAACAGCAACAGCACCGCGCTGACAACAACAATAAATATTGTGCCTGTCCAGGGCATATTCGACCAGTATCATTCAATAGTTACGTTTGTCGGTCCTGCTGGCGATTATTTCTCTGCGCCTATTTCTGGCGTGGCTACGCTGACAAGCGGCACGATAGCCGCTACGCCTGTTAATCCGCTGGATATTACAAATAAAGCGTACGTCGACGCGGTAGCGCAGGGACTGGATATCAAAGACTCTGTCGTTGCCAGCACGACTGGAAACATTACGCTATCAGGCACGCAGACTGTAGACGGTATTGCGCTTGTTGCTGGTGATCGTTGTCTGGTTAAGAATCAGACCGCGGCTGCGGATAACGGCATTTATGTTGTTGCTGCTGGCGCGTGGGCGAGATCCACCGACATGAACACTTGGGCGCAAGTGCCGGGTGCGTTCACGTTCATAGAAACCGGAACAACGCTTGCCGATACCGGCTGGGTCTGCACCAGCAACGCAGGCGGCACGCTAGGCGTTACTGCTATCAATTTCACGCAGTTTAGTGGCGGCGCGTCTTATACGGCTGGAACCGGCCTAACCCTAGTCGGATCTGTATTCAGCCTAACAAACCCGGTTGCCATCAATCTTGGCGGCACTGCTGGAACGGCCACGCCGACCGCGGGTGCTGTTCCTTACGGCACCGGCACTGCCTACGCTTTCACTGCGGCCGGCACAACGGGTCAGGTGCTGACTTCTGCCACTGCCGGCGCTCCGACTTGGACAACCCCGCTGGCCGGCATTACGATTACTGATGACACGACAACGAACGCAACGCGGTATCCGTTGCTGTCAAGCGTGACCACAGGCACGATCACTGGGAACAACACAAGCTCAACGAAACTGAGCTTTAACCCTAGCACTGGCGTTCTTAGCACTGCCGGCCTGACATCTACAGGCGCCATCACATACGGCGGCGTGACGCTGACAAACGCGGTTACTGGCACCGGCAAAATGGTGCTGGATACCAGCCCAACGGTTAACAATCCAACCGTCACAAATTACGTTGAATCTGTGGTCGCAATAGGAACAGTAACAAGCTCATCTACTTTGGCGCTGACAAACGGCACAATCCAAACCGCAACCTTGACTGCATCCACCGCTTGCACGTTTACCATGCCAACTGCTACGGCGGGTAAGTCCTTTGTGCTGTTGCTTAAACAAGCGGCGGCTACCGGCAACGGAACAGCTACGTTTACTTCCGTTAAATGGGGAACTTCTGGCACGCCAACAATTACTGCAACCGCTGGCAAGATGGATATTTTGACATTTCTTGCTGACGGTACAAACTGGTATGGTTCAATCTTGCAAGGATTTACGCCGTAATGTTTGCCGCTAAAAACTTTTTTTTGGCGGGGGCTGTTGCTGGCCCACCTCCTTCTGTCAGCTATCTAGTTGTTGCTGGTGGTGGCGGTGGCGGTGGTTCTATCGCCGGATATAACGGTGGTGGTGGCGGCGGGGCTGGTGGGTACAAAGAAAGTACATTGTCTGTTGCGGCAGGCAGTCCACTGACCGTAACTATAGGCGGCGGCGGCACTGCTGGATTAGCGTCTTCTCCAAACTATGGCGGCAATGGTTCTGACTCTGTTTTTTCAAGCGTTACGTCAACTGGTGGTGGTGGTGGTGGTGGCAGTAATGCGACTGCGGCTAATAACAACGGAAGATCGGGTGGATCGGGCGGCGGCGCGGCAAATAACGGGGCTGCTTCAGGAACTGCTGGAACCGGAACTTCAGGGCAAGGAAATAACGGCGGAACTTGTAGCAGTATGGCAGGATTTTACGGTGACGGAGGCGGCGGCGGCGCTAACGCGGTTGGTGCAAATGGAACAAGCACAACGGGCGGCAATGGCGGCGGTGGAACGGCTAGCACTATTTCGGGGGTAACTTATGCTGGCGGTGGTGGGGGCGGCACTACAATTGCCGGTACTGTAGGAACTGGTGGGTCTGGTGGTGGTGGAGCCGCAGGAACTTCTGGCGGCGGCGCCGGTAATCCGGGTACTATAAACACAGGCGGCGGTGGTGGTGGTTGCTCAACTCCATCAGCAGGAACAGCTTATGCGGGTGGTGTTGGCGGTTCGGGCATTGTGATTATTAGTTACGCTAATACTTATTCTGCGGCAGCAAGCACGACAGGATCGCCAACAATAACCAACACTGGTGGAAACAGGATTTATTCTTGGAATGGTTCGGGGAGCATTACATTTTGAGTCACTTTGCCAAAATAGAAAATGGCGTGGTCACACAAGTGATTGTGGTCGGCAATGCGGATACTGCGAACGCAGAAGGCGTTGAAATGGAACATATCGGCGCTGCGTTCTGTGAGCGTTTGCTTGGCGGCGACTGGAAACAAACCAGCTACAGCGGCAAGATGCGAAAGAACTACGCCGGGATTGGCTACAGTTACGATGCAGGGCGTGATGCGTTTATTGCACCAAAACCGTATCCTTCGTGGCTACTGAACGAACAGACCTGTCAGTGGGAATCTCCCACTCCGATGCCTACGGACGGACAACGCTACTGGTGGAACGAAGAATTGAAAGCGTGGGATGTACAACTGGCAAATTAAAAGCATTACGTTAAATGGCGACCTGATAACGTCTGCTCATTATCATGTTGCTGCCGGTGATATTGCCACTGAAGGCCACTGGACGTTTAAGAACCCGGTATTGATAAAGCCGCTTGAGGACGTTACGCAACAAGATATTATTTCGTGGGTTGATCACGACTCGGCGCACGCAATCACAGACAGGCTCGACGAACAGGCGGTGACGCTCGAAAATGTCGATCTACCGTGGATGAAAAACGCATTTAAGCCGTTTAAGGATTAAATATGACAATGCCCATAGATATCATCAGCCGCGCACTGAAAGACATTGGTGCGCTGGCGGCGGGTGAAACGCCTAGTCCTGAAGCCTCGCAGGACGCTTTCGACATGCTCAACGACATGCTTGACCAGTGGAGCAACGAGGGCATGATGGTCTATTACAAGACCGAGATCATATTTACGACCACGAATAATCAGACTCAATACACCATTGGTCCAGGCGGTCAGATCGGCGCCAGCTTTACAGGGTCAATTTCCGGCACGACACTGACCGTCACCGCTATCGGATCTGGCGCTATTGCTATAGGTCAAACGCTGTCTGGAACCGGGGTTACTGCCGGAACGACCATTGTGGGATTCAATACCGGCGCGGGCGGCAATGTAAATGAGGTCGGAACCTACACGATAACGCCAAGTCAAACCGCGTCCAGCACGACGGTTTCGGCTTATTATCAGCGACCTTTAAGCCTGACTTCAGCCTATGTTCGCATCTCAACAACCGCTAACGGCGCTCCGATAATTGGTGGTGGGCTGGACTATCCGGTGGCCGTTCTAAACTTTGACCAATACAATTCAATTGGCCTAAAGACGATGAGTGGTCCGTGGCCAAAGGCTATTTATTACCAACCTGCCGAGATTCTTGGCAATATCTTTGTCTGGCCAGCGCCAGCGCAGGGCGAGCTTCATATTTTCACCGATACCCAGTTTAGAAACTACCAGACGCAAAACGACGTTTTTGCGCTGCCGCAGGGCTACAACATGGCATTGCGGTGGTGCTTGGCCGAAAGGCTAATGCCTATGTATGGCAAAGCCTCGCAGACGCAGATCGGCATGATTACAGCCTACGCAGCGCAGGCGAAAGCAACGCTAAAACGGACAAATATGAAACCGCCGATGGTCGCCAGCTACGCAGATGCGATCATTACCGGCCGGCAGAAGGATGCTGGCTGGATTATGTACGGAGGTTTCCGCTGATGCCAGATTTCGGCTTTGTCGGTCCCAGCTACGAAGCGCCCAGCATCTATCAGGACGCGCAGGAGTGCATTAATTACT